TATAGATAAATTCTGTAATTCTGAGTACTGCGAATTACAAGTTGAAATAAATGAATTGGAGGAAAAATGAAAGTAGAAGAAATATTGAAAAAGGTTGACGGATATACTTATGACGATATAATGAGTAATGCTAAAAAATTATATGAAAAACAATCTAAATGGGAAGACCCATATGCTTTTCATCATGCTTTTGAACATGCGTTATTTCGTATCGAAAAATTAAATTTGGAGGAAAAATGAGATTAAAGGTTAAAAAGTTACACAAAGATGCTATTATACCAACAAGGTCAAATCCAACTGATTCCGGATTAGATTTATGTTCTATTGAAAGTGGAATTATTCAACCAAACGAACAGATGCTTGTTCATACAGGAATTGCAATTGAATTACCAAATCCAATAGAAATAACACTTTCAAAAAAACTTTTTGATTATGTTGAATTTATATTTGAAGCCCAGGTTCGTCCTCGCAGTGGTTTGGCGGTGAAACATGGAATCACAATCGTTAATTCTCCAGGAACTGTTGATTGTTTTAGTAAAGATATGAAAATAAAAACAATTGATGGGAATAAAACTATTGAAGAATTATCAATCAACGATATTGTATTTTCTGTAAATAAAAACTTGGAAATTGAAAAGGATACAATAGATGTTATTGTTGATAAGGGTGAATTAGATATTTATGTAATTGAAACTGAAGAAGGAATTCTTGAAATTACTGAAAATACACCCATTTATACGGATAAAGGATTAAAATATATAAATAAATTAAAAAAAGATGATAAAATTATAGTGTTTTAATTTTCTCCACTATATTTATAGTTGAATATGTTGATAATGAATATGGTGGAGAAGTAAAATGATAAAATGTTTAATTTGTGGAAAAGAAAAAGAATATAGTATAGTTGAACATATTAAATATGAGCACAATTTAACTTCAGACGAATATAAAAAAAAATATAATACTGAAGTTAAAAGTAAGAAATTAAAAAATATGGTATCTGATACACATAAAAGATTATGGAGTGATCCTAAATATAAAAATAAAATGTCTATAATTCATAAAAAAAGCCATAATACAATAGAATATAAAAATAAAGCAAAAGAAATTACTCAATTGTTATGGAAAAATCCTAAATTTAGGAAAAATCAAATTGAGAAAAAGAATACTCCTGAATTTTTGGAAGCAATGAGACATCCTGATAGAGTAGAAAAAATACGAAAAACTTCAAAGGAACGATGGAAAGATCCTGAATATAAAAAACGATTATCTAAAAAAATGAAACAGGTTATAAATGATAAAAATGGTGGATATAGAAAATATCTTTCTTCTAATAAATGGAAACAAGTGAGAAAACAAATATCTGAAACTATTTCTCGCAAAATTGCTAATGGAGAGATTGGATTTAAAACAGGTAATCATTTTAAGACTGGTTGGTATAACGGATTTTGGTATCAATCAAGTTTGGAACTGGGTGCAATGAAATTTTTTGATGAAATTAAAAATGTTATTAAGTGGACAAATAAACACGGAATACGAATAAAATATAAACATCCAGATGGTATTGAACGATTTTATATTCCTGATTTTTTAATAAAATTAAAAAATGATAAAGAGTTATTAATAGAAATGAAAGGTTTTGGTGATAAAGATGAAATTAAAGCTAAAAAGATTGCGGCAGAAAAAATATATAATAATTATCATTTAATATATTCAATTAAAGAATTGGAGGAAATAATTGAAGCTAACAAAAATAAAAAATATATCAAAAAAAGTAAAACAAACATATGATTTATCTATACATAATAATCATAATTTTTTTGCTAATAATCATTTGATACATAATTCTGGTTATCGTGGAGAAATATGTGTTATTCTCAGGAATGAAGGAAAGTTGCCATTCCAACTCAATTACGGTGACAGAATTGCACAATTGGTTGTTTGTCCAATTGTTATTCCAGATGTTGTTGAAGTTGATGAACTCGACGACACTGAACGTGGTGATGGTGGCTTTGGGTCGACTGGAAAATAAACCATGAATTATAAAGAATATAAAATTGTAGCACGAAAATTGGGTGGAGAATGGTATGGGTTTATACATTCTAAATATGGGCACTGTTTTTCTCACCAATATGGACAACTAACAAAAAAATTAGTATATTTAAAATGTAGAAATATGATAGATAGGGGATTATGAAAACATTATTATGTTCTGCATTTCCTGGAACTGGAAAAACCTATTTTTTTAATAATTCTGATAAAACTGTACTTGATTCTGATAGTAGCACATTTGATAAAAGTCAATTTCCTGCAAATTATATTAAATACATAAAAGATAATATTGGTAAAATAAAATTAATTTTTATAAGTAGCCATAAAATTGTTCGCGATGCATTAGTAGAAAATGGACTTGATTTTGTGTTGGTTTATCCGTCGCCAGATTTAAAAGATGATTATATACAACGATATAAAAAGCGTGGTAATGCCGAGGGTTTTGTTGATTTACTTTTAAATAATTGGGACAATTGGATGATTGAACTTGAAAATCAAAAAGGTTGTCGCCGTATAGTTTTACAAAAAGGACAATATATTTCTGATGTAATTTAATTGGAACTAATTCTGTTAAATAAAGTATAATTATTAAAGGTTATTTTTATTTTCTATTCATCAAATAAGTGAGATCATATGGCTTTAGAGCTTGACCGTTATACTGTTGGTAAAATTGACCGCAAAATGGCTAAACAATTAGTAGTAGAATATCATTACAGTCATTCTTGGACTAGCTGTAAACATTCATTAGGTTTACTCAAAGATAATTTGGTTGTTGGAGTTGCTGTTTATGGTTCTCCAGTAGGTCGGCTTGCTGCTCAAAGTATATCATCTGATGTAAATGAAAATGAAGTATTAGAGTTAACTCGTTTGTGGATTGCTGATACTGAAGGCAAAAACATTGAGTCATGGTTTCTTGGACAGACTTTTGAGTGGTTAAAACGAAAGGATAAAAAGATAAAAGTTTTGATGTCATATGTTGACCCAACTGTAGGACATATTGGAACTATTTATCAAGCTACGAATTGGTTATATCAAGGTTCAGATATACGAACTGCTGATTATTTTATGTACAAAATAGGTGATGAGTGTTATCATCCTCGTACTGTATTTAGTAAATATAATACAAATGATTGGAAAGTGCTTCAAAAAATGATACCAGGGATTGAAATGATTAGTATGGAAAAGAAACATCGTTATATTTACATTTTAGCCGACAAACGAGAAAAAAGAAAAATACTTGAAACATTAAAACATCCAACAAAACAGTATGCCAAATTCGAGCGTAAAAGAAGTGATCAACTAATAACCAATAAACAAGAAAATAAATATGCAAAAAAATATGTTGATAAATTTTTTGATTTTGGAGAATAAATGAAAATAAATAAAACAGCTATCAAAAATTTTATTGATGATGATATGGATGACCGTAATAAGTCGGAAATAATAATAGATAATTTATTTTTTCTCAAAGATATGGAGGTTAAAGAATATACATTATATAAGAAACACATGGAACTTCAAAAATATCATGAACAACATACTAATGCCGTAAATATAAAAGATAAGATATGGAAGCCAATAGATTTTAACGACGAAAAACAAACAATTAAACAAATTGAGGATTTACAACCAGAAATATTTTTAATTGATAATGAATCTGTTTATAAAGAAGCGTGGCTTTTACTTCGTGTATTTGGTCATACGATGGCTTTTGATGTTAATCCCGGAAGATTTATTAAATTTTTAGTTGTTGATAAAATGACTAAAAAATATTTAGGCGTAGTATCAGTTGCTTCTGATGTAACCTCGATAACAGTTAGAGACAAATATATTGGTTGGACGAAAGATAATAAATTTAAGGAACATAAATTAAATCATTCTGCTATTGGAAGTTGTATAATGGCTTTACAACCTCTTGGTTATAATTTTCTTGGTGGAAAATTAATTGCATCATTATTGACGACTGATATAATAAGAAATATTTGGAAAGATAAATATAATGAAGCTCTTGTTGGAATGACGACAACAAGTTTATATGGTTCAGAATCTATGTATAATAATATTCCCTGGTGGCGTAAGATGGGGAGTTCAAATGGAACGATTATGCTTAAACCAGATGATGATATTTATCAGGAATGGTTGGACTGGATACGTGAAGAAAAGTATGAGGTATATAAAAAACTTACGAGAAATGAAGATGGGACTGTAGCAACGAGCCCAAAGCAGAACATATTGAAATATATTTTTAAACAAACTCATGCAAACATAAAAGAAGCCGACTTAACTCATGGATTTAAGCGTGGAGTTTATTATTCTTTATTTTATGAAAATGGTTGTAAATTTTTTAAGAATGAAATACAAGAAGATGAATTAATTATGAAAGAAAAATTTGTAGATGGATATGATAAGGTTTTGAACTGGTGGAAACCGAAGGCTATTAATCGTTATAAAAAGCTGAAAGAGGAGGGTCGGCTAAAACCCGACGTTCATTTTTATGACGATATAATCGGAAAATCTTGGGAAGAAACTAAAGAAAAATATCTAAAAGAGGTTGGTCGTTGAAAGAATTGTTATTTTTAGGTAATCAAAAATATTATAATTATGTAGAAGTTGCTAATTATTTTAAACCAAATAATATAGTTATATTTTTACCAATAACAGCATATTATAATAATGATTTATATAAAGCTTCATTAATGGACAATGTTTATATATATGAAATTCCAATGGGAACAAATATAATTCTTGAAAAAAGAATACAAAAATATCTTGAGTATTATCCAAACGCAATTTACAAAGGAAAAATATGCGACTTCAAACTTTAATTGTTGAAACAGAAAAAATAACTGAAAACGCCTTAATGAAAAGTTTACGAAAGTTTAATGTAAATTATCAATTCGTGGGACAAGACTTTGACGGTGAATGGTCTTTCCGTGAAAAAATGAAAATGTTGGTTGATTGTGTTGGAAATTATGAGATTGTATTGATACTTGATTATCGCGATATAATGTTGCTTGATAATGAAGAATCCATATTGAATACATTTCTGTCTTTTAATAAACCCATAATTTTTGGGCGTGATATATTATGTTATCCTGATGAATCTTTGGCTAAATATTATCCATCGGCTAATTATTTAAATGCTGGTGTCTTTATTGGATATGGTAATGATGTTAAATGGATGATGGAAACTGCTCTTAATACATATGATTATACTGATGACCAGTTATTATATACTAAAATATTTTTAGAGAACCAAGATAGAATAGGAATTGATATTGAAAATAAATTGATATATAATTGTCAGTTGTGGGCATCCAAGACAAAAGAAACTACTATATTTGATGTTCAATACGATTATAAGAATAAAAAAATAATACATAGAAAATATAATACAATTCCTAAAATAATTCATACACCTGGAAGTAGTGTATTAATACGACAAGCTCAAAAATTATTATGAGGGGAAATATGAATAAATTTTTTGATACAGGTGAACCTGAAATTGATTGGGCTTGGTTGAAACAATATAAAAGAGATGATATTTTTTTAATACAATCTTGTTATAATGCAAAATGGGCTCAAGATTTAAATTTAATTTTACGTCAGATAATGCCAACTGAACCACTTAATAATCTCATATCAGGAGTAATGTCATATGATATTAATAAAAAATTATATGCTTATAATTGTCTTAATAATAATGATTTTAAAAAGGCTGATAAAATATTTTTAGTATCAGGAGACCATCAGTTTGAAGATGTATTTATAAAAAAGAAAGTATATGGAATATGGCACAATTCAGGATTCACTCATCCAAATGCTGGTTTATATAATTATGTTGAGAAAGAGTGGGGAATTTATGTATATAAAGCATCTACAAAAATTTTTGTCGCATCAGATGTTTTTAGAGATAGATTAAAAAGATTTTCAATGGAATATATGAATGATGGTATGGGAATTGAAGCACACACGGTTGGATTTCCAATTTTAGATGAACCTCAAGAATCAAAATTGAGTAACTTAATAATATTTAATCACCGACTAAATAAAGACAAACATCCTGAAAATTTATTTAAATTTCCGAAAGATTTGAAAAAACGTTTAATTGTTTCAGCACCAAAAAGAACAATGCCTGGAAAATATTCATTTAGTAGCCGAGTTGAGATGGAAATTGGGAAAGATAAAGTGTTTTACAATGATTACAAAAAAGACGATGAATATAAAAAGATAATGAATAGCTGTGGTTTTGGATTATCTTTTGCTGAACCTGAAACATTTGGATATTCGGTTGTTGAAGGTATAATGTCCGGACTTTTTTATTTTGTTCCAAAGGATGAGCGTTCATCAACAGATGAATATATGATTAGCGAATTTTTATTTAATAATTTAGATGAACTGTATGATAAGATTTATTTTTATAGCAAAGAACAAAATTTTAATGAACGAATACAACTCATTAAACGACAACAACAAATTTTGTATGATAAATATAATGTTAAACAGTGGATAGAAAATTTAATTGAAGGGATATTATTATGAGTAAATTTTTCGATATTGACGAAGGTTTAGAATATAAATATAAAATTCTTGTTTATCCAAATATAACTTACAAAAGAGATTTAGAAAAGGACAGTTATATTGTTGTATTAAAAAATATAATAGAAGTTATGAATACTGTACGAAATGATATTTACTGGACGTTATTACTTCCTGATATAACTCCATCTTTAAATAATTTTGAAAATGTAAATATATTAATATATAATTTACCTTCATATCCAAATGCTATGAGAACTCATTTTAATTTTTATGAATTATCAAAATTAATTGATTGGCCTTGTAATGATTATGACATAGTTTATTCTCATTTACCAGAGCATACTCTTCAACTATCCAATTTTTTTCATAATAATACAAACATTATACCAAAAATTATAGGTTATTGTCATTGGTTTGAAGTCGATGAAAATACTGCTTATGATAAAAGAATGTTAATGCACAATATTGCAGGTGTTCTCGAAATGGAAGAGATGGGCGTTAATTCACTTTGGTTAAAAAATCATATATTAGATAAAGTCAAAGATATTTATAGTGAGAATATTTTAAATAGACTTGGTAATATTATTCAACCTCATTATTTAGGTGTTGATGAAATAGACATTGATGATCCTTTACAAAAAACTCGTGCTAAGAGCATTATATTTAATCATCGTCCGAATGAATATACTGGATTTCATTGGTTTATAGAGACAATGGATTCTATTTGGAAAGACCGTCAAGATTTTACTGTATATTTTACGCTTGCTGATGTTGATAAACCTTGGGCACAACGAGTAAAGATGAACAGCCGACAAGAATATATGAACTTTCTTAAGTCGATGTATATTGGTGTTGGAACGTTTGAAAAGTATTCTGCTTGGTCAATTGCTGCGACTGACGGAATGAGTCACGGTGTTCCGTATGTATTGCCACATAAATTGGTTTATCCAGAAATGTTAAATAAAGAATATCCATTATTTTATAATAACCGGGAACATTTTAAGATATTAATCGTTCAATTATTAAACAGTAAAAAATTACGTGATGAAGCGCACAGTTGGATAAAATCTAACATCCAAAATTTTACTTGGCAAAATCGAGTTACAAAATGGTTTAATGATTGGGACATTTTTAATTTTAAGACGCCATCTAAAACTGAAACTTATGATAAAATAGTTAATTTCATTCACAATAAAAAATCTGTAGATAAAAAAGATATACTTGAATATCTTGGTTGGGGAATAAGAATACCTTTTACTCCATATAGACATCTTTTACGTGAAACACCAAATATTAAATTAACAAAAGATCGGTATGAATGGATTACATAGTACGGAAAATAAGTAACGAAGATGCAAAGACAATTATTGTAAATAATCATTACAGCAATTCTTGGACATCATGCAAATATGCTTTAGCGTTAAAAAAAGACGACAAAATTATTGGAGTTGCATGTTATGGATTTCCGATTGGGCGCAACGCTGCTCTTAGTATTTCTCCTTTGGTAAAAGAAAATGACGTATTAGAGTTAACGCGATTATGGGTAGCCGACAGCGAAGGTAAAAATACTGAATCGTGGTTTTTGGGACAAACATTTAGGTGGTTGAAGCAGAATGCTACTGAGATTAAAGTTTTACTTTCGTATTCAGACCCAAATGCTGGGCATGTTGGAATCATTTATCAAGCGACAAACTGGTTATATCAAGGAAGAAATTCTGATGACAAATGGTATAGAATAAATAATGAGCTACTTCATCCTCGAACAGTTTTCTCAAAATATGGTACTCGTGCTATTGACGACTTAAATAAGATGGATAAAGTAAAAAGTGTTAAAATTGTTGAAGTTGAAAAAAAATATCGGTATCTGTATATTCTTACTGGAAAACGTGAACGAAAACGAATCATAGATAGTTTATACAGAAAACCATTAAGTTATGATAAGACAATTTATGAATCAGGAATATATGATAAAACTAATAAATTTTTTGATTGAGGAAAAATATGTACCAAAATGTTTTTATTGAAAAAATACGTGGTGATATATTTAAGAATAATTCTGATATAGTTCATCTGTGGGATGATAAAACTGGCTATCAAACATATGAGCTTGAAAACTATGCTTATCGTAAAGATTATAATGGTGAACATGAAACTGTATTTGGTGATAGAGTAAGTAAAGTAAAAACTTGGACTCGCTGGGACGTTGAAGGAGGAAAAATATTTGAATCAGATATTTATCCTGAAATTCGTGCTTTAGTTGATTTATATCCTGATTCTGATGATATGTCAAATGGTCATAGACTTTTAATATTTGATATTGAAGTTGAGGTCACTAACGGATTGCCTGATACACAAAAAGCCGAAAATGTAATAACTGCTATTTCTTGTCATGATAATATATCAGATGATTTTTTAGTTTTTATTTTAGATGTTGATAATGAAATAAAACACGTAAGAAATGATAATGAAGAAATTATTCCATTTAAAAGTGAAGAAGAATTATTACTTGCATTTTTACAGAAATGGGAAGAAGTAAATCCAACAATTATAACTGGTTGGAATATTGATGCATTTGATGTTCCATATACGTATCATAGAATGATAAACATTCTTGGAGAAGATCAAGCAAACCATTTGAGTCCAATAAGGAAAGTTCAGTATAATAAAACTCGTAACTGTTATTTTATTGCTGGTGTTTCAAGTCTTGATTATTATAGTCTCTATAGAAAATTTACATTTTCTAGCAGATCATCATATACATTAGATTTTATTTCAAAGTATGAACTTGGTGAAGGTAAACTTGAAAACCCCTTTAAAAATCTTAATGAATTTAGAGAAAAAGATATTAATGGCTTTATTGAATATAACCTTACTGATACTAAACTTGTATATAAAATAGATAAAAAATTAAATTTCATAGAACTTGTTCGTGGTATTTGTCATAAAGGGCATGTGCCGTATGAATCAATATATTATTCAAGCCGTTGGATTGAAGGTGCTATGTTGATTTATTTAAAAAAGTTAAATCTTATCGCACCAAATAAAAACCCAAAAAATAAAGATTTAATGCATGGTGTTGATTCATATTCTGGTGGTTATGTAAAAGAACCAATATTAGGAAAACATGAATGGTTATTTGATTTAGATTTTACGTCTCTTTATCCGTCAATTGTTAGGACGTTAAATATATCACCTGAAACTAAAGTTGGTAAAATTGAAAATTGGGATGCTGAAGAATTTCTGAAGAATAAAGAAATTGATTATAACGGTTGGATAGAGGATGACAAAGGATTAATCAAAGGAAACCAACTTGCTAAAATATTAAAAAATCGCGACTATGCTATTTCTGCTAATGGTGTTATGTATAGAAAAGACAAGAAAGGAATTATTCCTCAAATATTAGAAGAATGGATAAAGGACAAGGATAATTATGATAAATTGATGAAACAGTATGGAAATAAGGGCGACAAAGAAAAATCAAACCATTATAAACAACGTAGAACCATTGTTAAAACAATGTTAAATTCTGTTTATGGTGTATTGGGTTTGCCGATTTTTAGATTTTATGATATTGATAATGCTGCTGCTGTAACAACGACTGGAGTAAAACTTATTCAATATACTGAAAAAATGGGGAACCATTATTATAATCAAATAACAAATGAAAATAAAGATTATTGTATATATATTGATACTGATTCAGTATTTTTTCCAGCTAAACCATTAGTTGAACAACAATTTCCTGATGTTGATACTAACAACGTAGACCAAATGGCTTCTGCTATATTACAAATTACTTCCCAAGTTCAAGATTTTCTCAACAATTCATTTGATATGTTCTGTGATAAATTTTTAAATATAACTGAAGGTCATAACTTTGATGTTAAACAAGAAATAATTGGTCGTAGTGGTTTATGGATAGCCAAAAAACATTATGTCATTTGGGTTATAAATGATAGTGGTGTTAAAAAAGATGAGATGTTATTTAAAGGCATGGATGTAGTTAGGTCATCTGTTCCAGAAGCGTTCAAGGGATTTTTAAAGAAGTTATTAACAAGCATATTAAAAAGTGAACCAAGAGATGATATTGACCAATATGTTGTTGATTTTAAAAATAAAATAAGAACATTGACACTTGAAGAAATTGCTAAACCAACTTCTGTAAAAAATGTTACAAAATTTAGAACAAAACGCAATGACCACAGTAAAGCATTTGGTAATTGGATTAAGGGGACTCCCGCTCACGTCAAGGCGGCTATAAGTTATAACGAATTTATAGATTATTATAATCTTGAAAAAAAGGTTGTTAAATTATCTAACGGTGAAAAACTTAAATGGGTTTATTTAAAAGACAATCCATTTGGAATTGACGGACTTGCTATACGAGGATACGATGACCCATCTCAAGTTTATGATTTTATAAACAAATATATTGATAAAAACAAGATGTTTGAACATTTACTTGAAAAGAAGATTAAAGATTTTTATGGTGCATTAAATTGGGATGTTCCATCAGCAGAAGCGAAAATAATAAATAAATTTTTTGAATTTTAATAAAGGAACAAATATGAATGATTTGGAAAAAATGGAAATTTTATTTAACGAATTTAATATTAAATTCAAACTCCTTACTGAAGATATTGATGGAAAAGGAAAGAAACATTTACTTGTGACGACATCACATCTGGGATATACAACATATTTTCAGTTTTCATTGAATGAACATAAGTTTATAAGTTGGGACACTGAAGAATAAAATATAAATTAACAAAGGGAGAACTACATTATGAAAAAAGAACAAATTACTGATTTTATTAAACGTTATCATTTAGGTGGTATTATTGAATCAGCTGCGTGGACGTTTGAGAATAAGGGAGTAACGACTAAATTTCGTTCAGCCGACAAGTCATTTATGGGTATGGTAACAAAAGAAAATTTTGGTGTTGATGAAACCTGCCAGATTGGAATTTTAACCACGACTAAATTAGTTAGATTATTAAGTATTTTAGAAGATGAGTTTACTTTTGCTTTAAATAAACAAATTGCTCACGACGAAGAAAAAATAATCTCTATTAAATTATCTGATACCTACTATGATGAAGAAAATTTTATGTTAGCTGATTTAACAGTAATTCCTAAAACCAAAGGACTTAAAGCTGAACCTGACTATGATTTGTCTATAAAAATCAACGACAAATTTATTGATAGTTTTACTAAAGCCAAAGGTGCTTTACCTGATACTAAATCGTTTGCTGTAGTTAAAAATAATAAATCTAATAAATATCAAGTTGTTATCGGCTATTCTTCAACTAATTCTGACAGCATTTATATTCCAATTGAATACGAAGAACTTGAAACAAATAATCTTAACAGACCAATTTCATTTTCGGCTGATTATTTTAAAGAAATTTTAGCAGCAAACAAAGGTGCCGAAACATTTAAATTTGTTGTTTCTGAACAAGGAATTTCTCATATTGTTGTAAAAGATAATGAGTATTCAATTGATTATTATCTTGCTGAAGTTCAAACTGATGTATAAGGAGTTGACAAATGATTAAAGATAATACGATTTGGAGTGAACATTATAGACCAACTATTCTGGATGAATATGTCGGAAATAATCATATAAAGAAAAAATTTAAACAATATATAGAACAAAACGACCCACCTCATATTCTTTTATATGGTAAAGCCGGTACTGGAAAAACTACGCTTGCTCGAATACTCACAAAAAACATTAATTGTGATGAATTATATATTAATGCAAGCGACGAAACTGGAGTTGATGTTGTACGAGTAAAAATAAAACCATTTGCTCTTAGTGTATCTATGAATGATATAAAAGTAGTAATTCTCGATGAATGTTTAGATGAAAATACAATTATTTGGGCATTAAGAAACGGAAAAGAAATTGGCATTTTTATTAAAGATGTTAATGAAAAATCTGATTTAATTAAATCATATAATATAAAAACAAATCAGATTGAATGGAGACCATTCCACTTATGGGATATTGGAGAAAAAGATGTATATGAAATAAAATTAGAAAATGGAGAGGTTGTAATATGTACTGAAAATCATAAATGGTATGTTGAAGATGAATATGGCGATATAAAGGTTGTCAAAACATCACAATTAAAAAAGTATAATTATATTTTTTCACCATTATAGTATTATTTGACTATAAAAAATCAATCTGGTTTATATTTATATATAAACAAGGAGATTTAAAATGAGTATTAAAGAATCAACTCGTAAAAAATTGCATGATGCTGCTAAACGTAATAATTTTGGAGGTAAAGTTGAAAAGGAATGTATTTGCGAGAGCTGTTGTAAAATTTTTATTGGAACACCTGCGAGTAAACGATGTAGTGAATGTAGAGAAAGTGGTTATAAATTAATTTGTATTGGTTGTGGAAATTTTTTTAAAAGTAAGTATAAAACAACTAAATACTGTAATTTTTGTTGTAAAATAGGTATATGGAATAAAAAATATGATTATTCTGAAAGAACAAAAAAGGCTATGACAACAAAAAGAAAATGGATAAACAGTGAAATTGGAAAAAATTTTTATGAATGGATAGGAAAACATAATTCAAAAAAAATGAAAGAATTTAATAAAACTAAAAAAGGAAAGGAAAACATAAAAAATAGAGCTAAAAAACAATCAAAAATTATGAAAAATAAAATTAAAAATGGAGAATTTACACCAAATATAACAAACTCTTGGACACATTGGGATGCAAATTTACTAATAAATAATGAAATTAAAAAATTTAGAAGTAGTTGGGAAGCATCCTTTTATATGAGTAACCAAAACTTGTTATATGAAACAATACGAATACCATATTTGAATATAGATAATGAAGAAAAAACATATATTGGAGATTTTTATGATGACAATAAAAAAATACTTTATGAAATAAAACCCAAGAGTGTTTACAAAAAACAAGCTAATAAAATAAGTAATGCAATAAATTGGTGTATTAAAAATGGAATTAAATTTGTTTGGATAAATGAAGATAATATATTGGAATATATAAACAAACAAGATTTTAATAAATATAATATAAAACAATATAATAAAATGTTAGTGGGAGTTATAAATGAAAATAAAAATTAAGAGTATTAGAAAATTAGAAAAAAAAAGAAAAGTATATGATTTATCTGTTCAAGGAAATCATAATTTTTTTATAACCAACAAAAAGATACTAACTCATAATTGTGATTATATGACTCCGAATTCACAAGCTGCTCTTCGCAATCTTATGCAAGGGCAGTATTCTAAACTTACTCGATTTGTTTTAACTTGTAATTATCATGAAAGAATAATTGAACCTATAGTGAGTCGATGTCAAGTTTTCGAAGTTATTCCTCCGTCACGAAAGGATGTTGCTATTCACGCAGCTAAAATTTTACAAAAGGAAAATGTTGAGTTTAATCCACAAGACATAAAAGTTTTAGTTGATTCAACGTATCCTGATATTCGACAACTTATCAACAGTTGTCAACGGAATTCTACTGAAGGAAGGCTTATCGTAGATCGAGCCGAAATAATTGATTCTGATTTTAAACTTAAATTATTAGAAACTTTAACACAAAAAGAAAAAAAAGGTATATTTAAAAGTATACGACAATTAGTTGCTGATAATCACATTTCTGATTTTACAGAGATTTATCGATTTTTATATGACAAGGTAGACGAATATGCTCCAACTAAAGTTCCGCATATTATAACTATACTTGCTGATGGTCTTAAATATGACACGTTTATAGTTGATAAAGAAATAAATTTTATGGATAGTATAATTAAATTAATTACTGAATTATAAGGAGAATTATATGAAAAAAGAATTAAATTTTACACCAGGTGGTGCACAACCTCAAGCTCAACCCGCAATGAATATTGATCTTACTTCATTGCCAAATCTTCGTTGCCCACATTGTAATAATCAAGTGTTCCAACAATTATTTATTGCTAAACGAGTGAGCGCTTTACAATCACCTCAAGGTAAAGAGGGTGTAGCACCAATGCAAATTTTTGCTTGTACAGAATGTGGTGCTGTTCCTGTTGAGTTTGGTGGTTCTTTAGTAGAACAAGATGACAAAAAAGAGAAAGAAAGTAAGAAGGATGGAAAATAAATTTTTTGATTTCGATGATAATATAGATGTTGAAATAGAAGAAGATAAACCATTAAGAAAAGATAAAACTGAAAAAATTAAAACAAAAGATTTATTTAGTCATTTAAAAGCAATTACGGAACTTGAATATGACCCCAATTATTTTGATGAATTAAATGAAAGTGATAAAAAAACATTTTCAGTTTATATGATTAATCGTTTTTTGTCTATGTATATAGATACAAAAACTAATAAACCTGAATGGTTATCAACAGTAAATTATTTTCAACAATATACACAAGTTATTTCTCCTAAAGAAGCATACAAGTTTTATGCTAACATTATTCCAAAAAGCAGAGTTTTTCTTAAATATATTAAAGGTAAAACAGAAACTAAATATAATAGCGAATTAATTGATATAGTGTGTCAATATTATCAAGTTTCATTAAAGGAAGCCGTTGAATATCTTGGTATATTTTATATTATTTCCGGGGGGATTGAACAGGTTAAGGAGTTATGTAGGATGTATGGTCGAGACGAAAAAGAAATTAAAAAATTAATTAACGTATAGGGAGAAAGTTATGGAGACAACAAATCAACCATTTATGCTTAAATTAGAAATTAATAGTAATAAAAAAGAAAGAGAAATTATAGATAAACTTACTGAAAAATATCCTGAAACTATTAATGGATTTAAAAATTATATGATTGAAGAATTTGTTAAATTTTGTAAAAAGCAATATGATTATGGCCATAGTAATATTGCTGTTGGAACACAATTAAAAACTGATAAAGAAATAATGATTAGTCTTAAAGGAATTTGGTTTCGGATGAATGATAAAATTCAACGACTTTTTAATATTATTTTGATTAGAGATTCTTTAGAAACAACTAACGAATCTGTTGAAGATGCATGGCTAGATTTATCAGTTTACAGTAAAATATGTAGGTTAGTAAAAGATAAAAAGTGGGGAAAATAATATTATGGTAAGAGTATCATATTCACAATATTCTATGTGGAATCAATGCCCATACAAATGGAAATTATCATATATTGATAAAATAAAAGATATATCATCAAATATATACATGATATTTGGAAATGCAATGCATTATGTAATACAGATTTATCTTACTGCTCTTTATTCAAATGGAGCATCTTTTGCTGATCAATTAGAATTAAAAGAATTATTAAAAGAAGAATTGGGCAAGGAGTATCGAAAAGAAAAAGAAAAATACAGAACGGATTTTTTGTCAAAACTTAATGAGGGTGAAGAATGTGCAACGAAAACGATAGACAGAGCATTTGATAAAATTATTTCTAAACAAGAAATGATTGAATTTTATTATGATGGTGAAAAGATAATTGATTGGTTTTCAAAAAATCGTCGTGAACTTTTTAATTCAGTTGAAGAAGAACTTGTTGGAATTGAATTTCCTCTTGAAAAGGAACTTAAAAATGGTATTAAATTTATTGCTTTTATAGATGTATTATTACGAAATAAAAAAACCAGAAAACTTCGTATAATTGATTTGAAAGCAACAACAAAAGGTTGGGGCTCGTATAAAAAGAATGACTCTAACACAACTGATCAAGTGGTTCTTTATAAAGGTTTTTATGCTAAACGATATAAATTAGATGTAAAAAATATTGAGGCTGAATTTATGATTATGAAAAGAAAATTATATGAAGATATTCCATACAAACAAAAAAGAATTATTAAATTTGTACCAGCATCTGGGAAACCAACAGTTAATAAAGTATTAACAAGGTTTGATGCTTTTGTAGACTCATGTTTTGATAATAATGGAAAACATAAAACTGATAATATATTTCCAAAAATTGCGACTGAAAGTAATTGTAGATTTTGTCCATTTGATGAACGCCCTGAACTGTGCGACAAGAAAAATTAGGTAATACATTAAAATGAAAAAATGAAAATAAAAAGAATAAAATGTCGGGAGAAATAAAATGAATGAGATTAGATTTGACCTTGAAGATATAGTCAGTGCTAATTTAGTTGATGATATTTTATGTTCAATTAATATGATGAGCGAAAAAATATCGTTAAAAAAAGTGAAGTTTTGGTATAACGGTAAATTTACTGATAAACAAATTGGTGGTTTTAGAGTTTTATTTAAGAAATCAATAAAAAGTGATATTCCATTTAATATTACGAAAAAAAATCCTCAAAGTGAATTTGTTTGGTTTGATGTTATTAGCGACATAAAATCAAAGGGTTCTCAATGTAGATTTTCATATGTATATCCATCAAACAAAAAATCTGAAATGTTAAACGGTATACATAATTATTTTAATATTGCTTCTTATATTGAAAAGGCTAATCAAGGAGCGCGGGTATATTATAAACCAAAGGAAAACCAAAAATGAAAATTGGAATAGTCGGTTCTCGAAAATTTCAAAGTTATAGTAGTGTTCGTAAAGTTGTTTATGAATTAATTAAACGTTTCGGAAAAGAAAATCTTGAAATAGTTAGCGGAGAACAACCAAAAGGAGCCGATGGGTTTGCTAAACGAGCAGCTTTGGAGTTTGGTGTTGAATATGTTTCATTCCCTCCTGCTCATTATTCCTATAATCAATACTGTATTAAAGACGTTCATCATTATGGAAAACCATATCGTCCATATTATTTTTTTCAACGAAATACAGAAATAGCCGAATACAGTGATTATATAATTGCTTTTGTTCCTCTTGGAATTAAATTAGAGGACAGTCATGGAACAAATGATACCTGCGAAAAGGCTAAAAAATTAGGTAAAAAAGTTCTAGTATTTCATTAAAATCAGAAAGGAATAATTATGAAACGAAGAAATGTTTTTAAATTATTGGGAGTATTGGGAATTGCTCCATTATCTGTATTTTCATCTCAACATAAAAGAATATATATTGAAAAAATAAGAGACATGTCATCCAGTACAGAATTACTTATGAATTATTTTCAAATAAGAGTCAATGAAATATATGCTGAAGTTGGAGCCCAAAAAACAAATTTCATAAGAATTGATAGAAAATGGTTATTATAGGAGGAAAGTATGCGTTTAAAAAAAGGATTGAAATTGCCAAATGGCTATACAATAGACCATGTTAATGCTGGTGCTGTATATTATAAAGAGGGTGGGAAGGGATATGAAATAAACGTTAAGAAATTAGTTAAACAAGAAAAGGATATATTGAAAATTGCACTGAAAATTGGAGCAGAGGAATTATTTAATGTATTGAATGCAGCTCGCCAATCTTCTGGTGAAAAAATAACAGCAGTAAAATATATGTCAGACAGCAAATTTGATAATCCGGGAGAATGGATTACAAAAAAAGTAAATGATTGGATGAAAAATGCAATTGATTTCATAGAAGAAAAAAAAATTGTAGAGGAGAACAATGAGAGGTTAAAGGAACGCATGAAAAAATATGAAATGTGAGAGGAATAAAAAATATGATTAAAGAAATACAGGGTGATGTATTAAAAGAATTGGTGGAGGTTTTAGATGATTGAAGAAATACAAGGTGATGTATTTAAGGCGAAAGAACAAGTTTTAATTCATGGCTGCAATTGTTATTGCACTTGGGGTGCTGGGGTTGCTAAAACTATGTTAAGATTATATCCATATGCATTTGAGCAAGATTTTTTAACTCGTCGCGGAAGTAAAGATAAGTTAGGAACATATACCTCTTGGACTGGAAAACATTATTATTATGACCAAGATATAACTGTCGTAAATTTATATTCACAATGGGATTTGTGGTCGCGACATAATCCAAAAGATGTATATGCTGACTATGATGCCATTAGAGAAGGACTTGAGGCTGTTGAATTTGTGTTTCGAGGAGCAACTTTTGCTATGCCAAGAATCGGTGCTGGTCTTGCTGGTGGAGATTGGGCGACAATAAAAGAAATAATTGAAGATGTTTTTACTGGTCA